GGTGATCTTAGAACTCTATTGAATACCGAACACCAAGACTAATGAATCTTTCGGCAGAACAAATAGAACGTAATTGGGATAAACATCTTAAAATCGTTGATACTTTTATAACAGGTGATCGTAAAGAGAAGTTAAAAGCTCTTTACCTTGACCTTGCCGATGAAATGGTTATGGCTCCTGCTTCTACTAAACCTACTCTTCATAATGCTTTTGCAGGAGGTTATATAGATCATGTTAACCGTGTTGTTCATTGTGCTTTAAAGACTAAAGCATTATGGCAAGAAATGGGAGCTACTATAGATTTTACAGATGAGGAATTAGTATTTACTGCTCTTAATCATGATTTAGGAAAAGTAGGAGGTAAAAATGCTCCTATGTATCTCCCTCAAACAGATAACTGGAGGAAAGAGAAGATGGGGGAAGTTTACACTATCAACAAAGGTATTAGCTACATGGCGATTCAAGACAGGTCTATCTTTACCCTTCAGCAGTATGGAATAAGTATGAATGAGAAAGAGTATCTAGCTATTAAATTACATGATGGACTATACGATGACTCTAATAAATCCTACTATATTTCATTCAGTCCAGATTCTAAATTTAGAACTAATCTAGTTTATATACTTCATCAAGCAGATTTTTTAGCTTCTAAGATAGAGTACGATAGAGTTAAAAATGAACCGGTAGAAATAGCGGTTAAGGCAGAGAAAACCAAAGCAAGTACAGGTAGAACAGTTAATGCTTCAGAAGGATTAATGAATTTAGTAAAAAATATTTAAAATGGAAATCTTATTAATAATATCAGCAATAGTAATTTTAGCACTAGCTTATATAACTTTCAACTTAAACCGTAAGGTAATTAAGCAAGAAGAGATCTTAGAGTACCAAGTAGGTTACCTTAGAAATGTTTCGTACCTTATACAAGAATCAAAAATTTATGTTGAACAATTAGATGAGAAAGGTGCATTTAGAGCAGATGATGAAGTTGGAGTTTTCTTCAATTTTATGAAAGAAATACAGGAAACTATAAATGCTTACCGTCTCCCAGAAGACTATGGCAAAGCCACCAAATAAAGATAATTACTATTTTACACAAGAGACAGAGGATGCAATCGTAAGATATAACGCATCCTCTGACCCTATTTTCCGAGACACGGTATTTAAGCAAGAAATATACCACCCACTTTATAAGCTAGCAGAAAATATTATACATACTTTTAAGTTTTATTACTTAGATGTAGATAGTATTGAAGATTTAAAGCTAGATGTAGTGAGTATGCTTGTTGAAGAGAAACTCTATAGGTTTGATGCAACCAACGGCGCTAAGGCGTTTTCCTATTTTCAAACAATAGTGAAGAGGTGGCTTATCAACTATAATAACCGTAACTACAAAAAGCTAAAACAAGTAGGATCTTTCGAAGAAATGGAAGATTCTTACGAAGTAGAAGGCTTACCAGACTCTGAAAGAAGAATAACTCTAGCGGTAGTGGTAAATCTTTTTGTTGAAAGTAGCTATGAAAATATAGAAGAGCTTTTTCCTAAAGAACAAGATCAAAAGGTAGCAGACGCTATACTTACCCTATTTAAAACACGTCATGATCTAGAAATTTTTAGAAAGAAGGCTCTATACATTTATATAAGAGAGATGACAGACTGCGAAACACCTACACTTACTAAGGTAATCTCAAAACTTAAAGAAGAATTCTACAAAGTGTATAAATCTTATCAAGATGCAGGGTTTTCTATTCAATAACATATCTTCAGATATTTATATAATAAATAGACTATGGGATTAGAGACAACAATATTCGGAAAAAAGACTGTTTCTGATGTTTTAAAAGAAATTTACGACAATTCTCGAAATAAGGATAAGCAAATTAATGCTCTTATTGGAGAACTAAAACCTCTTGTTGAGAACATAGGTGATGCAACTTTAGTTGTCCCTATGATAAAAGAGTATTTAGAAGTTGGAGTAAAGAATGATGAACATCTTATTAAAATGGTAGCACTTGTTCAAAGACTTGAAGGAACAGCAAAAGGATCTGAAGCAGACTTTTTCAACCCAGAAGAGCTTGCAAAACTAATGGAGCAGAGTGAAGAGCTTGGAAAGCAATTAGATAAAAAAGACGAGTAATGGCATATAATTATCATAACTCCTCAGCATCGAGTAAACCTAAAGGAGGCGGAGGCGGTCAGAAGAGTAAGGGAAATGTTTATGGAAGAGTTGTAAAAACAGTACTCTCCTTATCAGATCCCGACTGTACTGATTCTTCTATGCTAAATGGGGTATTCTACCGAGTACCTAAATTACCAGGTGATGAGGCTGAAAATACAGGAATAATTGGTAAAACTTTATTTGCAAAACAAGGAGATGCCTCTATTAGAGTAATTCCTATGGAGGGTGAACTGGTAGAGATAGTCCCAGGATTAGGTACAAGTGCAGCAGCAGGAAAAGTAATGTATTGGGGAAAAATAGTTAATGTTTGGAACCATCCACATCACAATGCAATACCAGACATAAAACAGCAGAATTGGGGGGATAGACTTATAGGAGGTCAGACAGAAGAAGCAACCATAAACCCTTTACAAGCAAACCCAGGTGATACATTAATCGAAGGAAGACTTGGACAATCGGTAAGATTCGGAGGATACAAAGGAATTCAGTCAAAGAACATTGATAGCAGTAATGACGGTAAGCCGATCATACTTATTAGTAATGGTCAAATCAAAACTGAAGAAGGGGATAGTCCTATAGAGGAAGACGTAAATCAAGATTTTAATTCAATACACTTATTATCGGATCATAAATCAGATTTAATAGCAATTAATACAAAGAGGGATTCTTACGATGTACAGCCTGTAACCTCAAATCAATATGTAGGAAATCAAGTTATAGTAAACGGAGGTAGACTTTTTTTTAATGCAAAAGAAGACTCAGCATTTATATCTGCTAAAGAATCTGTAGGGTTAAACGCTAGAACTTTAAACTTTGACGCAAAAGACTACATATGTATAGATGCTAAAAAGGTATACTTAGGAGTGAGAGCAAGAACCTCAAATACAAAAGAACCGGTAGTATTAGGAATTCAATTAGAGAATTGGTTAACATCTCTACTAGATACCCTAGAGAGCGTAGCTATTGCTATGTCTTCAGCTTCAGCAGTATCAGGAGGGCCAGTAACACAGTTAAATGCAGCAGGTCCAGAACTACAAGCAGTAGCAAGATCATTAAAAACTCAACTAAGATTATTTCAATCTAAAAAAGTATTCACAGAGTAATGGCAAATGAAGTACAAACATTAAATTCTTCTATAGCAAAAGCAAGAGAAGCTCAAAAAAGTTTTGAAGAAAATAAAGCTAGGGTAGAGGCAGCTAAGAAGAAAGCAGAAGAAGCTGTTAAGAAAGCGAAAGCACTTCAACAGAAGATAAGAGAAACTCAAGCAGCATTTAAAGCACCTAAAGGAGCAAAGGGAGGAATAGCAGCAATAATAGCAAATCAAGTAGGAGCTATAAGAGGTAAATTAGTATCTCAAGTTCAGAAACAAGTACTCTCTATGTTAAATAAGTTCTCTAGCGAGTGTCCAAAATCAAAAGAACTTCAAAAAATTATAAAAACAAGAAGTACTTTAATTAAACACTTAACAAGTTTTGAGAAGAGAGTAGGAAAGTACTTAAGTCTAGGAAGTAAGCTCACAACAACAGTAAGAATAGTACAGACTGTTATTAAAATTATAACATCCATACCAACTCCAACAGCAATTATACCTCCAGGAAGCCCAGGAGGAATAGGGATTCCTGTCAGTGTCCTAACAAAGTATAGTAATAAGTTAATTGCTTTAAATAAGACTTTAGATAAGTTATTAGGAGAGGCAGAAGCTATTACAGGGGTAGTTGATACAGTTACACCAGTTGTTACTAACTTAAAAAGTAGATTACAATCTATAGATTTAGCAATACAGCAATGTAGTCTAGATCAACCGGCAGACTTAACTCAAATACTAACAGCAGCCCAACCGCCTGTAAATACGGGTACAGAAGGTACTCCAAAAGACGCTCAAGGTAATCCTGATCCAAACTACCTATATAAAGGGTATACATTAGCAATTGTAGAAGACCCAAACTCACCAGCAATAGCACCTAGACGGTATGCAATAGCGACAGATAAAGGAGGAGTAGTACGATTAAGAGGAGAGTCATCCTTTAGTTCAGACACACAAGTTCTCTTAGATGAACTTAAATTTAAGATAGATAATCAATTCACATAACATAACTATTTATTAATATGAAGTTAGACTTATTAAAAAAATTAATCAAAGAAGCTGTAAGTGAAGCAGTTCGAGAGGAATTAGGTAAAATTCTTTCGGAAGAGGTAAAGCCAGTTCAAACACTAGCAGGCACTGTGACAAAGTATGCAGAACATAAACCAGTTATTGCAAAACCGGTTACTACAGGTAATCCGCTTATGGATTTAATGAATGAAACAAAGTATTCAATGACTCAAGGAGAGTATCAAAACTTAGTAAGTGCAACATCAGACATGGTATCAGCACCAGGAATGGGAATGCAGACAGGTTTAGAGCAGTTTAGACCAGGTCCAGAACCAGGATTAGATATTTCTCAATTTGACTTCATGATGAGAGCAGGAGATGTATATAAAGCATCAGTACAAAAAGATAAAGAAAGATTCGGAGCATAATGGCATTTCAAGTAGAAAAAATACATCCTTTAGATTTACAGCCTAGAAAAGCAGTTGGAGTGGGCTTACCTTTCTCTTCTAAATCTGTATTTAACTCTACCTATACAACTAAAGATGCAATTAAAGCAAACCTTATAAACTATTTCTTAACAGAAAAAGGAGAGAGATTTCTTAACCCAGCTCTTGGAGCAGGCCTAAGAGCACTTCTTTTTGATCAAATGACAGAAGATAAGAAAGAAGAAATAAACTACACCGTAAGACAGGGAGTAGCAGAATGGTTTCCGAGCATTATAATAAAGAATCTAAATACAGAATACAGTCAAGATACAAACACAGTAACAGTTTCTATGAACTACAGTGTATTCCAGACAAATATAGAAGATCAACTAGTAATTAATTTTGAACAATAATGGCTCAAGATAGAGATATAAAATACGTAAATAAGGATTTTGGAGATTTCAGAAGCCAATTAATAGAGTACGCTAAAAACTACTTCCCAGACTCTTATAACGATTTCTCACCTACATCACCAGGTATGATGTTTATCGAGATGGCTGCCTATGTAGGGGATGTTTTATCATTCTACCAAGACACACAACTTCAAGAGACATATATTCAACACGCTAAAAATCCAGCCAATCTATATAACTTAGCTTATATGATGGGGTATCGTCCTAAAATAACGACTCCTTCAGAAGTTGATGTAGAGGTAACTCAAATAGTAGGAGCTTTTAATGGAAAACCAAACTGGGGACAAGCATTACAAATACCAGGTAACACTAAACTAAGAGCTACATCAGCAGGACAAGTAAATTTCTTTATAGAAAAGCCAATTGATTTTACTTTTTCAAGTTCTTACGATGATACAGCTGTAGGAGCAGAAACTTTAGATATTAACTTCAACCCAGTTACATTCAAATTAACCAAAAAAGCAAAAGCAATATCTGGGGAAGTAAAGACTGTTACAGAGGTTATAACTTCTGTAGAGAAGTTTAAGACGATTACTATTGAAGATAGTAACATAATAGGTGTGTTATCTATAACAGAGAATAACGGAACTACAATTTGGCATGAAGTTCCCTTTTTAGGACAAGACACAGTTTTTATAGATAATACCAACACAAACCCAGACTCACAAACAGTCCCTTATAGTTTAACACTTCAAAGAGTCCCTAGAAGGTTTGTAACAAGACTTACTTCAACAGGTCAATTACAAGTTCAATTCGGAGCAGGTATAACCGGTCAAGATGATTCAGTATTAACACCAGACCCCACTAACGTAGGACTCGGATCAATACAAGGAGTTTCAAGAATAGATTATGCATTTGATCCTTCTAACTTCCTATCAACAAAATCCTATGGACTTGCACCTTCAAATACAACTCTTACCATTAGGTACTTAGTAGGAGGAGGAGTATCTTCAAACATACCAGCTAATACATTAAACACTTTTATAGGGTTTGGAACACCTGGATTTACAGATCCAACAAACTCACTTACATTTAATAACCCAGAAGCAGGTTCTGGAGGTAGAGATGGAGATACAGTTGATGAGTTGAGAGAGAATTCACTAAGAGCATTTAACGAACAAGGGAGAGTAGTAACTCTTCAAGACTATACAGTGAGAGCATTATCTATGTCCTCTAGGTATGGATCTATTGCGAAAGTTTATGCAACACAGGATCAATTAACAAACCCAAATAGTAATACAGATAGTATAATTGATAG